TTAATAGCATTCTGAATATGTTTCCAAGCAGTGGCATTAGATAATTCATAACCTTTATAAATAACTTGCCACCAATCTAAAAAACCCATATTATTTACCTCCATTATATTGTTTCATAGTAAACAGAACCTTATCTATATACTGCTGATTTACAAAAGTCCAATCATCTTTAACCAAAGGTTTACCACCATTATATGCTGAAATAACACCTTTTATTCCATATTTGGAATAATAGTTTTTCCACAACATAGCCAAATACCTACATCCAACATCAATGTTAACTTCAGGATTAAATAAAGCTGAAAGCCGTTGATTAAAACCTATACTCCTTGCAGTTGACCCTAACATTTGCATCAATCCCATCGAGGATGATAATAAAACTAAAGTAGTATCAATAGTTTCGGGTGGAACAACTTTGAATGAATCAGATTTCTGTATGTATTTTTCATATAGACTCTTTTCAAAGCGAAAAGATGTTTCATCCCAACCACTTTCAACTTCTATTATAGCTTTAACTAATGCTGAATCTAAATTGTATTTAGCCGCTATTTCATCAACAATTTTAAGTAAATAGTCTTTGTTTTGCATTCAACGCACCATAAATAACACCATAGGAGTAGTTTTTGGATATGAATAGGTCTGACCATTTGCTGTAAAATTCATCATCTCATTATCATTAGCCAAAACACAAGTTAAATTATAAGTATTAGCATTAAAAAAACACCTAACAGTATCAATAAGAAAAGATGAACCAGAACAATTAAAAGTCAAATTAGAAATCTGATAAGATAAATTATCAGTAGTCCACATTAACATTGTCTTACATACACCATAATCATCACAATCAATAGATGAGGTCTGATAAGTCATACCATTAAATGACCCATTTAATGTCTTACCATCAACAGGACACGAGTTAATAAGAAATGCATCAGCATTCTGGGAAATCAACAATCCGAATAATAGCAAAAATCCACAAAATTTTTTCATCATAATACCTCCTTTTTTATTATATTCATTTAACCACCTACTCGGAATTACTTGCAGCAAGCCGTTTCGCAGTCATGCGTTCAATGGCTGCGTTGTATGCTTCGGTATCATCTATTTGTGCCTTCAAGGCCTTTATTATTAACTCAACCTTCTGCATCTGTTCGATAGTAATAGATAGTCGTGACCTTATATCATCTTTATCTGACCCATCTGGTAAACTCGCCAGCATCGTCTCAAAGTTAACACGGTCAAAATCATAATGAAAGTATTCAAGTTCACGGGCATAAATAGCCTCTGCGATAACATCATACTTGTAATTAGCGGGTAATTGCGTGTAAATCATAATATATATATATCTCCTTTTAATTTGTAGTAAATGCTACACCATTTCCAAGACCAGTAGGTAAGGTGGAAGGGTTAGAAAACTTGGCACCAAAACCAGACGAAGACCAAGGATATGCTGAAACATAAGGACTGGTAGCATGACCAATGGCAATAGCAGTCCCATTAGGTGAAAACGCTACACTATAGCCAGTACCAGCAGGCAATGTAGAAGGATTAGCAAACTTGGTACCAAAACCAGATGCTGACCAAGGATATGCTGAAACATAAGGACTGGTAGCATGCGCAATGGCAATAGCATTACCAGCAGGGGAGAATGCTACACCACGGCCAGTACTTGCAGGTAATGTAGAAGGATTAGCAAATTTAGTACCAAAACCAGATGCCGACCACGGATATGCCGAAACAAAAGGTGTGGTAGCATGTGCAATGGCAATAGCAGTGCCATCAGGTGAAAACGCTACACTATATCCAGTACTTGCAGGTAATGTAGCAGGGTTAGCAAACTTGGTACCAAAACCAGATGCCGACCACGGATATGCCGAAACAAAAGGTGTGGTAGCATGTGCAATGGCAATAGCAGTGCCAGCAGGGGAGAATGCTACACCATTACCAGTACTTGCAGGTAATGTGGAAGGATTGGCAAATTTGGCACCAAAACCAGACGAAGACCAAGAATATGCCGAAACAAAAGGTGTGGTATCATGTGCAACTGCAATAGCAGTGCCATCAGGTGAAAACGCTACACCATTGCCATTACTTGCAGGCAATGTGGTAGGATTGACAAATTTGGCACCAAAACCAGACGAAGACCAAGGATATGCTGAAACATAAGGGCTGTTAATATGTGCAACTGCAATAGCAGTGCCATTAGGTGAAAACGCTACACTATATCCACCCCCAGCAGGTAATGTAGTAGGGTCGGCAAACTTGGTACCAAATCCAGATGAAGACCAAGAATATGCTACAATATAAGGACTGCTACCCTCTGAAACGGCAATTTGGTAATGCAATGCACCACTATATTGTATAATACCTATTGTAAACATAAATAGTCCACTAATGGTTCTTTTGTTAGTACTCGTTTGCTGGCACAAGTGATACTACAAAACCTTTTATTTCTTGCTGGGTTAGTAGAAAATTCCTTCCCACAGTATTCACAAATAACTATTTTAGGCATAATTGTCTCATACCTTTACGCAATGAGGTCTCCTAATAATACCCACCCATCAGTGGCAATTTTGATGAGTGAAACACCAACCCATTGTGCCGAAATACTCTTATTCCCTGCTTTGGAATTGATGGTTACACCTGATGCTGGGCTAAATGTCACCTTACCAGCGCCTGTTTGGATACAGTTGATTTGTGTCCCGATAGAAAATGCTACAGAGGAATTTGCTGGCACCGTAACCGTAATGGCTGAAGCATTGTTAAGGGTTATCAACTTCGAGGCATCTGTAAGCGCCAAGGTATAGGTAGTTCCTGTCTGGGCATTTATCGAAAAGATATTAACACCTGCTATAGCTGCATCAAGCTGTTGTTTGGGCACCGCTTGCAAGGCTGTTGTTGCATTGCCTGAAAGCACCAGAGGGCCTGTCATGGTATCACCAGCTTTCGACACAGCATTAGTAGTGTAAGCAATGGAACCCGTAGTATCTGTAACATATAAATCAAACCCAGACCCATTACGCACCAAATAAACAGTATCAGCCACTATAGGACTGGGAAGATTTGATACTACCTTTGCAAAGCTAATAACGCCCATTTACCACCCCGCTGTCTCAAGCCTTGCCCTGGGTGGATTACCACCATAAATTAAATTACCATTTGCATCCTCATCAATCTTACTCAATTGTGTCATATTACTGTGAGTATGACTATTAGTAACCGAAGTATCAATCTGGGCAGGGGTTGACGATGGCTTACCAGTTAAATTGTTCCATGTTAACTGTAAGTCTAATGACTCATACTCCGTCATTTTAATCCAACTCGATGTAGCTTCACGCCATACGTAAGACGCCGCTCCTGTTGTGACAGTAGGGTCTCCTGTGGCATCAAGCACAAGCACATACAGACCATTATATGTAGGCAATGCATTTCTATCTGTAATAGTGTTAACAATTGTAACACCACTACCAGCCGCAGCGATAGAAGCATTAATCATTGCTTGTATATCATCACTGTTAATAACACGCCTGGTAACCGTTGCATCAGCATTAGTAACATACATCTCAACATAATCTGGCTTGGACGCAGGTGCCACTAAATAAACTGCATGACCTTCTACTGGGGTTGGTAACGCCGTCACTTTATGAATTTTAATCACTGACATAATACTAATCTCCTACCAATGAATTTGGCCATTTAACACGGCTGAACAATAAACACCATTATCAGAACCTATTGTAATTGTATTATCAATATCCGTGCTTATACCCATACCACCAATACCAGGAGGTCCTGGGGGGCCTGGCAATACATTATCTGATATAACAACAGATTGTTCTATTATACAAGCACTTGTGTTAGCATTCACAGAATCACTTGCGACAGCACTTATAGAACCACTTGTGTCATCACTTATACAAATACTTGTATCAGAACTTATATAAACAATTGTATCATAACTTATACAAACAATTGTTTCATCATTCATAGTTAATCGTATGTTACATCTTCAAGAATTTGTAAAATATTTTGTTCATATGTTTTACGCACACCATTAGCATGAGTCACCTCTAAATCAAATTTATATTTTCCAATAGGTAAATTCATCTGACTATAAGGCACTTGTAAATCAATACGACCTTCAAGTGGTGTTATAGTCAACAAATTATTTGAACTCGTTGCCTGTAAAACAATTGTTTGTTGACTATCTCGTAAATACAAACGAGCTGATGCTCCTGTTAAATTTATTGGTGCTTCGGTTGCATCTTTCAAGACCCATGTGCGCAACCAGGTATCACCACGAAATAATTTAACATCCATATCATTCACCTAACCCTTAAACGTTGGGTCAATTTCTTTCTGCATAGCAAAAGCCTCTAATGGTAAAAAATAATAACAAAACCCATGCTGAGGACTCGCCATAAAATTAGAAATAACATTATCTTTATGCTCAAGATGATGTGAGATATTCCTAATACAACGCTGTTTTAATTCACAACCGTCATTATGACAAATAGAAAATTCAATTTGCATAGTTACACCTTCTGAAAGATTAGAAGTGCTAAATTTATAACCACTGATGTTAATGTCATAATTAAAATAGTATAAAACTGGTTAATTTTACTTTCTAATTTTTCAAGAAGTATAGAAAGTTTAGCAACTTCTTTATGTCGTTCATCACAATATTGCTTAAAAACAGCATTTTGGGATAATATGTCATTAATTAAGTTCCTAACCTCTGATTCATCTAAATATGGAGGAGCCGCCATTTATGCACCTCCTATTTCTTTTTAGCCATTTTTCTAAAGGTTTTAGCTAATGCAGCTCTCTTTTTAGTAGTAGGATTAGGACTATTTAACCCTTGCTGAATACATTCATCAGTAACTTTACCACCACACTGCTGTGTAAAAGCACCTTTTTTCAGTGTAGGTGCCAACTTTGAAAGCCATTTTTTATCTTTAGCCATGGTTATTACCCTCCAAAAGTAAGTTTATTACGCAAAATACCAACTATTTCAACCAATGCCGCTGTATAGCCCTGTAAAAATCTTACAGTACCTATTTCAGAGGCACCTAATAATAAGTTAACTTGTGATGATATTAACTCTTGTAATGTATTAACTAACCGTTCTTTATGCTCAATTGGCAAACTATGTAGCACCCTTTGTAAATCTTCATTAGTTGTTATCTTTGATGACATCGTTATCTCCTTCAGTAACTACGTTATCTCCCATTTTCGGAACTAAATTGATTAACATTTTGACCTAAATCCTGCGCTTTGTCAATAACTGGATTGCCATTGCCTTGGTTTGTAAATGGAACTTGCCCTTGTGGTGGTTGGCCTTGATTTGGAACTGGAGCTTGACCTTGCTGCTGTTGTAATTGCTGTAAGAATTGCTGTAGTTCTGGGCTTGATGCAAATATCTTATCAGTATCTAAACCTAAATTATTAGAAATCTGCTCCAATAAATAACGTCTGCCCTCAACACCAAGTAACTGTGTATCCATAGGATTAGATGTAATCTGTAAGAATTCCAATGCACGCTGCACTTGTGAAGCCTTCTCATCCAAAATAGAAACGCCTTGAGCATTAATCTCGTAATCAGGCACATCTTCTATATCAGTTAAATATTGTAAATTAAAGTAATATTGTTTCTTTACTATTGGTTCAATTAAATTTGTATCAATATTATTCACAACATCTTTAATACCACGTGATGCATTAGTATGTAACATTGATAAACCAGATGCTGTTCTACCTAATGAAGCCTGTGTTAAAGTACCAGACTCATAAGATGGAATACCGGATAAATCTTCTGCAAATTTATAAATAGTTTGCATCATTGCTATTAACTGTTGCACGGTAGGTGGAACATTATACATACGCACAGCAGGAGCACTATTCATAGCTGACTCATGCGCATCTATCATCATAAATGGAAAAACTTGTTTCTGTTCTGATACATTGATACGGTCAACATTCCGTTCAATAATCGGCCCTGATGATATAATCGAATTGTTAATAGCACTACGAGCCAGTGCATTTAACGCCTCTTGTAGTGGTTTTAGAATATCAGCTATTGATAACCCCCAAAAACTATCTGGTATTTCAACAAATGATGTTTTGGTATATGGTTTATGTCCCAGAGGGTCAGGATTTAACATAGCTTTAATTACGGTGCTATCAGCTACCCAAATACACATATTATAATAACCAACATCATCAATTGGCACACCTAATGTATCGGCAATACCCTCTTCTTGTAAAACTGAACCTCTGATTGTGCCCCAATACTCAATAACATCAATAACATCACCTTGGAAATAATTTTTACCCTCAAATTGCTGCCGCAATTCTTGCACAGCACTATCTACTCCACCAACTGTTACCGCTAAATACCCACCTGTATAACGTGTTAGAACAGTCCGAATAGCATCTTCATTAAATCCTTCAACACCAATTAAATTGTATAAATCAGCAGGTGCTAAATGTAAAATCTCAACAATATAATCGCTATCAATATCAGTGGATGTTGGTGATGGGTAAAGGTCAATAGGATTAACTCTATTATATGTAGGTATAATCGTGGAGGTAGGTTCCTTGGAATTTTTCATAAAAACCTGTTCACGACGTAACACAGGCCCTTTCAAAATACCAGCAGGAAATAATACTAAATCATATAACACAGATGAAAACGCTTTGTAAAACCCACCTTGAATAAACTGGTCATAAATTTGCTGCTGCATTTTTTGAGCTAATTTATCAGCTCGGTCTTTTACCATATTCATTAAATCATCTTTGGTTTGTTCTTGAATAACTTGCTGTGTTTGTGGGTCTATTGTAGCACCACTCTGAAGTAATGGCTGTAAAGTTTGCATCAACTGTTGCTGTAACTGCTGCTCAATTTGGTCAGGCACATCAGGTATCGGAGTTGGTTTTAATTCAAATAAAGTATCCTCATCAGCATATATGTCTGATAACCACGCCTTACCAGCTCTAACCTTCATGTTAATCAACGGAATAAATAACTCTGAACCACCAGCATCAGTTCTAATTTCCCTTAACTTTTCAGGTGTATATTCATTCTGCATTGAATATAACGCAGCAATAATCCGATTCATAATCGGGTATTTAGCAGTAACAGCCCGATTTAAATCAGACATAACTTTCTCAACTAATGGTGTTAAATTAGTTAATTCATTATTTTTTAATGCTGTATCATCAGGATTATTGTTATTTAATGATTCAAAATTATTTAAAACTGAATTAAAATCATCCATTAAAACCACCCCTGTGCTCTTAAGCCATACTGGTTAATACCTGTATGGGTAAATGTATTATCTTCATTGTTAATTTGCCTTGCTGTATAACCTAAACACGCATATGTCAATGCATCAGCTATATGGCTATACATATTTTTATCAGGAACATCTGAATAACGGTCGCCTACTAAACGTAATCTACGAAAACAATACTTACTTGTCAAGCCACGAATTAAGTATTTACACTCATTATCAATTAAAAATGCAGGCTCACCTTTAATAAATCGTGTCAAATAATTATTAACTGCCTGCAATCTTGCGCCAATGGCATTAGTATAAGCAGCAAATGCCTTAATACCCCTTGAACGCAGTGTAGTAAAACATGTTCTGGTAACATTTAACTGTGACCTTGCATTACCAGCAGGGTCACCAATAACTGTATATGGCAAATTCATATACTTCGTTTGTAAGAGGGGTAACAGCCTCTCAACAACAAACGTATCAACATCAGTGGCGTCCTCGGAAACAAGCTCATCATATACCCTAAATGAACCATTAGGCAAAACCTGGGTAATAACAGCAGCAACATATAACCCAAAATCCATTCCAATAGTTAATGGTATGCCTCTAATAGGTATTAGAGGCTCTTTTGATATATGTATAGATGGTGTAAATAAACTAAATACTGGCTTGCCATCCCTCGTGTAACCATATTCACCATGCACATAAATCTTCACCCAGTCGGGGTCATTACCTAATACCAAATTCTGGTAATACCCTGTGGGTAAATTGGCTATATTCTCCGCTTCAGGGCTTAAGCCAGATGGCTGCTTAAAAATAATAGATTTATTCTGTAATTCAGGTGTTGTGTTGATGAGCTCCTCAAAATACTTGTAAAACCAACTATCAACATCAGGAGGGTTGGTATCAATTATAATATATGGGTAACTACACTCAAAATTATACTCCTTCAATTTACGAGGATACCTATTGATACGAGAGTCTAACAATACAAATACCTCTTTCGGTATCTCACGACCCTCATTCAACCAAGCACCACTAACTTCCAATGACAGCAAGTCCTTTAACTGTTCAGGTCTATCCAAGGCTCGTAATAACCATTCAGTATCAACTATTGTTCCATCCTCTAAACCAAATTTCAACATATACCGCTGCTCATTCTCACGCCATACAGGCTTAAGAGGTGTAATCCACTCATCAATAGTCTTCTTCGTAGTATCCTTCAACTCCTTCACTGTATTACGCACAATAACATACCTCGTGCGCCTAACATTAGTCCCAGGGATGACAGCCTGCTGTTGCGCAGTTCGTAATAAATGCATTACACATGCTGATGATTTACCAGAATTATGATGAATACACCCATCAATAGTAACATAATTATTTGTTCCAAAAACATGCATATCCCAATAAACTTCCTTGATATCACTGCGTTTTATTGATAAAATAGGTAGTTCTGTAAGTGGAACATTTACTGATAATAATAACTTGGAAACCGACGTGACTTGCTGAACAATGTCATTTGGACTTAAAACTAAAGTTTGACCCTCAACAAGCTCATCAACTCGTCTATATGTATAATCACCACATAAAACAAGGTGATTAGGTGCTGCATGCCATACACCTCGTTGTGTTGTAACCTCATATAAATAATCCTCACCTTTTTGGAACGCACCACTACTTAATGAAAGCTGGAATTGGTGATAATACTCATTCCAACTTAAAACAGGCGCTGGACAAGTTAAATGAGATATGGGTATAGCCCCTGCGGCAGTAATCACTAACGTATCACCACGCACACAACCAACAGGACCCATAACAGCCTTAATACGATGCTTATCCAACATGAATGCTTTTAGGGTTGGAGCATCATCAAAACTAAAACTAATAACCTGTGGCTTACTCATTAAACACCTCTAACAATTCAATAGCTACAGGATGACCACCAGTAGCTAAACGCTGAACTCTCTTCAATAAATCATTAAAATCATAACCATAATACCTGGCTATCTTATCAATAGCAATACAACTATCAATATGCTCAATTAAAATACGCCTAAATAAACATAATAACTCATCAATACTCATAAAACAACCTCAACATAAAATTAAAACGTTTTCATTTTACATGCACTATCGTGTCATTTCCAATGGCATTACATGCTCATTTTCAATGGCATTACATTATCATCTTCGATGGATTGCATAATCATTTTTTTGCGCCCCATGAAAACTTTACTAATATATATTATTTTTTTATTTTTTGAAAGATATTCTATATAAATTTTTTCAATTTTTCCTTTTCTATTTTTCTAAAGAGGTATAAATTTTTTCAATTTTTCCTTTTGCATTCGCAATTTTGTATTCACAATTTTCAATTTCTATTTCTATTTTTTGAAATAGTTAGAAATTTTCCTTTTCTATTTTTTGAAATAGGTATAAAAGCCTCACACAGTTCGGCCACTATGTGTCCCATATACCTTATGCCTTGTGTCCGATAGGCCGTAGGGTGGCCAAAGATTATGAGTAAGGTACGATACGAAAAATTTAATAATAAGAACTATAATTGATAAAGTACATTATAAGAAAAAATAATAATGATAACTATTACTGATAAGAAATACGATAAAAAAAGACCTCGACTCCAGGGAATGAAATCGAGGTCTGTTAAGAATTACTTATAAAGGACATAATACATCACAAAAACGCACCAGGCCCATAACAGAATAATGTATTCCATATCTAATTCCTTTCGCAAACAACAGCTGTTCCGTTAGCTGTTATGCCGATAACTTTTTCAGTGGTAACTTCATCCAAGGGAATTTCCTTGTACGTGTTTATTATAGCCCAAAGGTCGTAGAATATCGGTTCCCGTTGCACAAATTCCTGTTGGTCGAAATAATCAAATAAGATAAAAGCCGCACTGGGTGAAAAAACTCCTCGTAAATCTTTCGCAAATTTCTGAAATGTTAGATATGTAAGCATGGTGTTAACCCTCCCTTGGATTGTTTCCCTAACTTAAATGAAACATATACATTTAATAACTGTGGGAAATCAAATTCGACTTCATAAAATTTCCATTCGGTAAAATCAGGATTATTTGTTAAAAACTTTTCCCATTTATATTCTGTAATTGCAGGAATAAAAAACTGGCAATAACAGACATTCCGATGATTAACACAATGGAGATTTTGCACAGCATAGGGTAATTTACTCTTTTTTAATAATCCATTTAAGACAATGATTGTTACGATTTCTTTTTGTCTCATTTTTTTAACCCTCCCTTTGATTGTTTATCTAATGGAAATGCGACATATACAGTTATTACTTTAGGGAAAGCTGAATCTACATCGTAACACCGCCACCCTATAAAATTAGGATTATTCTTTAAAAATTGTTGCCACTTATAATCGTGAATGGCATGGATAAAAAAATAACAATAGCAAACATTCCGATGCTTATAACCACCTATCGTCTGCACGACATATGGTAACTCACTCTTTTCTAACAAACTGTGTAATTTAGTTATGGCCACCATTTCTCTTTTTGTCATGATTTTAACTCCCTTCTTTAGCTGTTAAAAATTCATATAGACAATTGTCCCTTTATTAGTAACGTCCAGGACAGTCGTTTCATCTCGTAAAAAATTTAAAACAAGTTCATATTTTTCTTCTTCTGTCATATCCTCTTCAATAGAAATTTTACAATCTGATATAATATCCTCGAGGCTTTGCTCACAAAAATCACAACGAAAAGCGACTGGGTCAAACTCAATTTCTTCGGAGGCGTCTTGTTCATACTCATTCAAATAATCCCATAGAATTTCCAACCCATTATAAGAAAAAGGATTGTTAGGCTCACTCTGCATTCCCTCTATAAAATCAAATTTTGATAGTGTATATTTCATTTTTTTAATCCTCTCTTTCATTTTTAATATATTGATTGAATAATTTTACAGCCTCTTTTTTTGAATACCCGAAAAACTGTTTAGACATTAAATGACCGTCCACTATTGTAGAAATAATCCATTGTCCTTCCGGGCCCGTT